GGTTATTTAAGTGGCCACCACCACCGTCCCGCCAAATGCGCATGCATTTTCCATGCATTTAGGCCCAGGGTTCCCTACACCCCGAGGACATTGGTGCCCAGCCAATGTAAGAGCCGTCCTGCACTTCCCATGCATCGCAACCATCCAACCATTAAACAACAAATTACCGAACAAACGTTATGGTGTAGAAAAGTGAAAATGAAAAGGTGGGTCAGCCCACCAGTTACAACATCAATGCCAATGAGCTAGCCGCGTAGGATCCAGCAGCAGACAGAGCCTGTCGCCCGACATAACGGGTTACCTCACTTGCGTCAGATGCGAGATCAGACAACAGATTGTGCCACCAATTCGGTTTGGCCTTATGGACGGAAGCTGCAACTGACATCGTAGCAACGCCAGGTGCAATAGATGCACCGGAAGCTAAGATGCCTGAAGCAGTCTTGGGAGTATACTCAAGAGCAGAAGTAATACGAATTGAGGCATTAGCTGTGGAGGGTAATCCACGCCATGCCACAACCAGTATGTTTGTGTCACTCTGATCCGCCGCAGTCAGAGTGCCATACGTTGTAAACCTCTCATCAAAAACACCAGGAGTGAATTTGACCTCGTACTGATTGCGGGTAATCAATGCCTTATGAGTCAAGATACTGAAGAGGTTATCAGGAGTGTAGTTCCCCTGCAGAAAACTATCTGCAGAAATACATCCCACAACAATCTCCCCAGTAACGTTTGTAATTGACACATTAGGAAAAGTGACCTGCAAGCAGGAGGAAAGACAACGTGACTTCGCCGCTCCCGGTCCCAAGATGCCATGACCCGGGCTAAAAGGAACAGCAACAGTCCAAGTATGAGGAATAGCAACAGCAGGGGTGTTAGTGAATCCTGTAGAAACAGCGTTAATAGCTGGATAATACAAAGCAAAGCCTGCCTGACCAGGACCAATGGAGAAATCAGACGCAAATCTTCCGATTTGGCCAACTTCACCAGGGTAACATCCGGTGACAAGAGGAGCATTGCACGGATCCTGTAACAACCTAGCATATTCCATCTGCTTATTAGCGGACGGCATAGGCATCCGCTGCCTTTTCTTCCCATTCTTAGTCTTCTTGCTCTTCTTTGACCCTTGTGGTTTCGCCATCGTAAATGTTCTACTCTAATGTAATGTCAAGTTTTCCTACTAGGTTGCAAACAATATGTACGACAAACCTTCACTCACAAACAACGGATAATCTGTACTTGGGATACTTGGGCTGTACTCATGTACTATATGGGGCTCATTGAATTGGACAGGACACAAAGTTCTGTACATCGCTTCAATGGCTAGCTGTTCATGGGGGGTAACACCAAATGCCTTCTCAAAACTGAGTCTAGCCTCATCCGTGATCTGAAGGGTACCAGCAAAGCATCCCTTGGCATTCCAGTATGTCCCAGAGTGTCTCAGCACCGCAGCTTCAACACCAGTGCGTAAGCTCCGGTAAAATTCTGGAAATACTGGAAAGCCACGCGCCCATGCTTCACCACATTCAGCCACAGCCTGTCTAATGGCCTTGATCTCATCTATGGTCCGACCTACGTGTACCACGTCAGTGAACAATGCCTTATGCACATTTCTGCACATAGAGTATTGCTCACCATTCCACACTGGATGGCATTGACAAAACTCAATCCCTTCCAGTTCATAAACAGGCTCTTCCACCTTCATGTTAAAGCCCCGCTCCACAAACCAAGGTTTAAAGCCAGAAAGGAATGCATTCAAATCCTCCTGTTCCAGGAACACCACACAGTCATCACCATCATTGATCAATTTGACATTTAACCCCTTCTGTCGGGCATATGTCCAAACCAACCCCGTCATAATAAGGCAATTGCCCAGGGCTGTGTTCATGTCACCAGACATCCTACCACCCTTACGATGGTAGGTTACCTTGTGATCATCAACATAGCAGGTGCCAGAGTTAAACAATTGCTTGTCCAGCAACTTGCGTAACTTTGGCTTACCGGGAAAACATCCAGTATACACTGAGTGCTCCCATTTCAGCGCCTCATATGACACATGCTGGTCAAACCTGTGAGCGTCCAACCCGATAGCAACGGGCTTCCTAAATGCATTCCACTTCTCACTAATCAACTGGCCTCTTTGATTGAAGTTGAGTCCTTTAGCAATCGTGGTTTCTCCCCATACTCGAGCAACAGCCTTATATAGCAAATGTTCAATGGGTTTGATGTAGCAACCAACTTCCAAACAGTACTCTGGTGACCTTGGGGAAATCAAGCGAGGGGCAGGATCTACTTTGCTCCAAGAACAAATGGTCTCGTCCTTGATAAACAAGCTGATTTTCCAATCCTTCTCTTCGAGCTGTCGCTCAAGAAGAGATCTGGCAGCAGCCTCATACCTCTTACGTTTGGGCCCATCGTACAACATAACGAATTCATCATGTGTGAGGGGTTCCAAGTGTTTCGGCATCTTCTGCAGCACAGCCTTGCGATACTCACCCAAGTCAAACAAGGAAGGGGAAGGGGGCAGAGAAAACCCCCCTGTTTCATTAGGTACCATCATTAGGCGTTCACCCAATCCTCGCAAGATGTTTGGCAACGAGTTGTTGTGAGTGTAACACAACCCGGCAGCTGGCCTCGTGGTGTCCATAATAAGGACCCTCTCTTTTTTGCGTCCCTTGTCACTACCCAGTAAGGTGCACTCCACATTAGGGGGCATAAATCGTGGGACAGTGTCATACCCCCTTACCCTTACTAGGCCTCCCTATTTCCACCCTTCAACAAACTTGCGTTCGTTGTAAAACTCCATGCGTGCCCGACGACGTTCTGA